GGTCGTGGTACTGGTCCAGGAATTCCACATAATCGGCGATATCCGAATCGTCACAATCAATCTTAATCGGGATCCCGATGAAGAAGCCGTTCATGGTATCCACGATGTACTTCGCAAAATTCACTGCGATCCGCTTATCTGGCTTGAAATCAGGCTTGGGCGGAAGGGAAAAGATCGGATACTTTGTCTTGTAAGCATCCATCAGCGGCTTATACCGGAGCATTACCATATTCCTGTGCTTATTCAAAAAATCACTCAGATCCTGAAGCGTTAATTCTTTGTCGTTGCTCAAGCGAAACATTATATCCCTCCCCTTATAGGATTGTATGCAACCAGCGGTTTTCGCCATCCTTCTGTTCCATAACGTAAAGCGGCCATCGCGTCGTCTTGAAAAGGGACCGGTTCATCGAGGTACTCCCCCGTATGCTCATCCCTTTTCCATCTCCACTGCTCCAATTCTTTTATAGTGTTAACGCAGGATGGATGCACGAAGATCATCCTCCGGATCATAACATTGTCCTGGACGATCCCCTTTAACCAGTCGATCTGACTGGCCTGATATTTCTTTTCTGTCGTGTGCTCTTTCCGGACCGGCCATGCTTGGAAACCTGCTTTTCTCCATGTTTTGATCCGGTCAGGCTCGGCGCTGTCACACCACATCGGCCTGTTTTGGGGGATCCCCGTGTCAATGGCCAGTGGGATGATTTCCGCCGTTTCCTTTTCAAACACGTAAATTTCTTTCATCACATAGATATTGCCATCTTTTATCCCTAAAAGCAGGATCGCATTCGCATGGTTGAATCCAAAGTCCTGACCAATGGCGATGTCGTCGTAATCGTTCAATTCCTGACTGACATCCTCGATTTTCCAGTTGTGAAGAATAAGCCCGCCAATCTCTCCCCATTCTCCCAGGCCATAGATCTGATAACCTTCCGGATCCAGCATCTTCCGGCGCTCCATGCGCTCGTGGTATGCTGCATCAATAAATCGGTTATCCAGATAGGTACTGTGGTGTGTCAGGACGTTGGGATCGTTATGGTCGAAAAATACCTTTTTGATCCAGTGATTACGATTGACCGGATTAAATGTCATCCGAATCTGATAAAATTGACCTGCCGGAAGCTCTCCACGGAGACGGTCATCGATAATCTCAAAATCGTCCTGCGTAATCTCTGTAGCTTCTTCGATCCAGACGTCTGTCAGCTTGCCCCGCTGGAAGGTTATGGACTTCAATTTCTCACGCTGCCGGTCATCATTGACACCCCGAAAGATAATCTGATTTCCGTTGATCCGGCAGGTAAGCTGAAGCGGGCTCTGTTTGATCGACCAATAGCGCTCGGCCCGATCTCCAAATATCCGGTAAGCAGCGCCTGTCAACTCAGCGTAGGTGCTGTCCCTATTCGTGATATCTGATTTTCGGATGCAGACTAGGTTACGGCCTTTATCCTGCAGCAATCGGAGAAGATAGTGCTGAGCTGTATCCATGCTCTTCCCAGATCCGGCAGAACCTTTCATGACGATATAACGCAGACAGCTCTGGTCTGGCTCCTGGAATATTGGATTCGCTTTTACTGTAATGTTCATCCGGATCCATCCCCGCCATAGTCGATCGTGATCCTGAGATCCAGATCTGTATTCATATCAATCTTGTCAGTGTAAAGACCGAAACGTTTCCCGAGCAGCTCCGCTGCCTTGAGCTTGTCCTTTTCAGACGGCGCTTTCTGCATCCTGTGGGCCTCACTTATTCCATCCCCCGTAAACTCCACAACAATCTCTTCGGATCGGCTTTCTCCTCGCATGACGGACGTCAGATACTCCATAACCTCCCGCGCATCGGCCGTTTTCTGATCGTGGATTTTATCCAACCGCTCGTTGATGTAGCTTTTTACATTGACATTTTTCAACAGCCGGCTTCCAGACTGTGCCGCCACGGAATCTTTCTTTACAGCGGGGTACGCCGCCCGGTAAGCCCGGGTGGCATTCAGGTCAATCAGGTATTCATCTGCAAATTTCTTCTGCTTTTCAGTCACTCAAGGCTCACCTTCTTCCTGAGAAATGGGAAGCCCGCCGGTGATATCCCGACGGGCCATGTAAAGGAGGACTATGGCTTTATCCATTACCTCAGTTTAATTATAGCAGTTATTTTTGTGAATTGTGTGAATCTTGAAGAACCCTGCCAATCCTTACGGAGATATTGCTGCGTTCCATGCCGACAATGTCTGCAACTTCTCTCTGCCGCCTTCCCTGAAGAAAACACATCTCGAAGATTTGACGATCAATACTGTCCGGGATCCCTGCGATAAATTCCTCGATTTCGACCACCAGACGACTCACTGCGGCCTTCCTGCTTTCCTTGATCCGCAGCCGGCGCCGGATCTCGTCCGCCTCTTTGGGCTCGTCCATCTCCACCGGAAAATGGGTTTCTATGTAAGGCCAGTCACGGCTGGACCCGGTCACTTTTCCGCGGACCGTCGGGATCTGTTCTGCCCGGCGCCGGAGCCGCTCGATACCCTGATCGATCAATATCAGCTCTCTCTTCAGTGCTTTATATTGTTTTAAAGTCTTCCGGTCCATTACTGGCTCTCCCCCTTCTTGCAATTCCTGGCTACTTCTCGCGATAATCCTCCACCCCCCCCCCTAAAATTTTTCGCATTTTCTCCAGGGATTTTTTGATACTTCTGCTTATCTGAGCCTGGGATATACCAAACTGTTTCGATAACTCTGTCTGTTTATATCCCAGCCCATAGTATAGCAATATAATCCGTTTCTGACGATCATTCAAAACCGATATGCCTTGTCGAAAAAGTTCCTGATTACAAATATTTTCACACTCATTTTGAGACGTACCCAGAAAGTCCTCTATTTTAAGCTTATCCTGTCCATGAAGCAGAATGTTCATTGACACGGTTTTGTCTCTATGCTTCCTCTGACGCTTCATATAGGCCAGGATTTCCTTCTGGATACATCTCCCGGCGTAGGTGGAAAAAAGAATCCCCCTGCTCTCGTCAAAAGTCCTCGCGGCTTTCACAAGCCCCACCATCCCCTCCTGTACCAGGTCATCGTATTCTAATCCTGTGGAATTCTGAAATGAACGCGCTATGTAATAGACCAGCCCCATATTTTTCTCAACAAGTTCATTTTCCATAGCTTCCTCCTTCGCTTGCGTACGGCTCCGGGAGCGGCATCCAGGCGACTACTTCCGCATCTTTCCAATCAGGGCACCCATCTATGACCCACCCCTCGTTTTTAAAGTGCATCCCGATCATAATAGCGTCTATGTAGGTGATATTCTCCCATTTTCCATTCACCTGAATCAGGACACATTCATCATCTTCCGGGAGCCTGTCTTTAACTGATATCCATTTCGGGATGTTTTGGACTTTTTCCGGGTCTTCTTCAGAATCCTCATAATTCTTCAGCTTGTAAAGCGCCCCGTAAATGCGCTGATGAATCTCTTTGTTGATCGTCCTACCAGGATAAATATCCTCCCAGCGAAGACCCTTTATCCACCAATTCCCCAAGCCATCTCTTTGCGTAATCCTCATTTTTTCCTCCCTAACCCTTCGCTGATCTTTAAGCTGATCCCCATCTCGTTCTTGACCAAATTGATATAATCCTCAAGCGTAACGGACTGCCCGTCGTCTTCGCTGGATACGCAGTCCACTTTAAGGTCAAAACGATTCAAGAACCGGATCCCACGATCGCGGCCGAAGCCAAATTCATCATGCAGCGTCAGAAGCGCCACCACCCGGATGATATCGATCACCCTGAGAGTGATCTTGGTCTTGATCTCCTGGATATCCTTCATAGGGACGTTGACCTGAAGCCCCCATATATTCCTCATCCGGATCTCTCGTTCCAGCGCCTCCACGCCGCCTTCACGGGTGATCCTGAGGGCGAAAGCCATACCTTCTGCCCTGCCTTGTAATAAATCATCCCTCTTTGCCATTTTTATTTCCTCCCCTGTGCCGCCTATCCAATTCATCCAGCAGATCCCGGATCATGTCCTGTGCTAGCCTGAAAGGATGCTTTCGCATCAGCTCCACGGCCTCGGCATAAATCCGATCAAAATCCTGTTCTGTGCAGTGCCGATCCCGCCACCGGATCCAGAAACCGTTATAGATATCCTGGAATGCGGCTGTTATTTCTCGATTTGTCATATCTACACTCTCATTCTTTGTGTCTATAATTTGCATTATTATCTGATTATTCACGCAAATGGTAACGATGGAAACAGAAAAACGCTTCAGGTAACAAAGCCTCTGTTTCCCAGAAAAGCCTTATTTTATGCGGGTT